GTGTAATTGGAACACTGATTTATCATCCCGAATTTGTACTTCATACTGATTATCTCCTTCCCGGATATTTCTATGGAGTTGAGAATGGCTGCATCTATTGGGCTATCCAAGAACTCTACAAAGACGGCATCACAAATATTGATGCCTACAATGTAGCAAACAAGTTACAAAGCCATCAGGGAGTTTCAAAGACCATTGAGAAATACAATCTCCCATCCGTTCAGGAGTTTATGGAATTGTATAAGGGAACTGCAAGACACACGGTTGAGGAATACAAAATGCTTGCAGAGAACCTTGTGACTTTGGCTTTCAAGAGAGATTTGATTAAAGTCCTTAACCAGTTGTCAAACAACTGTTACCGAAAGGATTACGACCTTGATAAGTTAAGCAATAATGTGTACGACGAACTTGACAAACTGACACAGAAGTATGTGTCTACAACAGATGTTCACACTCTGGGAACAGAGATTGATGACATTTGGAGCGAGATTGTCGGACGAAGAACCGAAGATGGCACATATGGCATTCCGTCTAAATACCCGATTTTCAATGAGTATTTTACTTATGAGCCGGGTGAACTTGTAGTAGTTCAAGCCAAATACAAGAGAGGTAAATCCGTGTTGCTTATGAACGAAGTAGTTCATAAACTCAAAAACGGTGTGCCTACGTTGGTCGTTGATACAGAAATGCAGACCAGACTTTATACAGAAAGATTGATTTCCCATCTTACTGGCATTGAAATCAAGAGAATAAAGAATGGTCGATATTCAGATGAAGAAGCAAAGAAAATCAGCGACAGTATCAAGTGGCTTAAAGAGCAGCCATTCGTACATATCTACGACCCAAATATTACAAACGAAAAGTTATATACCATTTGTAAGATGCTCAAATATAAGATGGGACTTACCTTTGTGGTCTTTGACTATATCAAGAGCAATGCGACTTCAACAAGTGATAACTACAATATCCTCGGTGCAAAATGTGACTTTTTGAAAAACCAGATTGCAGGTGAATTGAATCTTTCAGTTCTTACGGCTTGTCAGTTAAACCGTGCCGGTGAAGTTGCAGACAGCGATAAGATTAACCGTTATCTTTCTGTCGGTATCAAATGGGATTATAAATCACAAGAAATGATTGCCAAAGACGGTATGAAGTGCGGCAACTCATTCGCAAAAATCTATGTTAATCGTCTCGGTGAGCAAATGCAGGAAGATGATGAGGAAGATTACATCGACTTCGTATTCTCCGGCGATACAATGACGATTATCGAAGCAGAACAGCACGATAGGAACGGAGCATTTTAAAAAGACTGGAGGTAAGGTTGGATGAATTATGATGACGAAATGTTAAGACAAATCAATGAAGAAGCCGACCTATATGCCTATGTAAGCCAGTCGTTAGAACTCGAAAAGCGTGGAGAGGACTATTTCACAAACTGTCCTCTGCACGTCGATGTTACTCCATCTCTATCGTTTACTCCCGCAAAGAATTCTTACTATTGCTTTTCTTGTGGTAAAGCAGGTGGAATGATTGGTTATCTTATAGACTTCGAGGGAATGTCTTTTGAAGATGCAGTTAAAAAGGCTGCAAGTTTGGCAAATGTTGACCTTTCAAAAATGTGCCAATCCAAAACAATGACTTTCCTCAAAAGATATAGAATGATGCAAAGTCAAAAGAAAGAAGTCTACCAACACGAAATTCTACCTGCCACCACAATGAAGAAGTATAAGAAATGCAAAGTTCAAGAATGGCTGGACGAAGGCATTGAGCAAGAAGTAATGGATTTGTTCGGAGTTCGCATTGACGATATTGGCAATAGAATTGTTTACCCTGTGTATGACATAGAGGGCAACCTTATAAATGTCAAGGGCAGAACAAGATATGAAAATTACAAAGCAATGAAGATTGCTAAATATATAAACTACTATACCGTTGGTGTGATGGACTATTTTCAAGGTCTTGAAACAACACTCCCCTATATCCAAGAAGAAAATGAGGTTATCATTTTTGAATCCGTAAAGAGTGTTATGAAAGCATATGGCTGGGGTTACAAGAATTGTGTTTCCGCAGAAAAACATACATTAACGCCCGAACAGATTGACTTGCTAATTAAGTTGAGGGTAAATGTTGTGCTGGCATATGATTCGGATGTCAACTACTTCAAGGATGAAGTTAGGGAAGATATTGATAAGTTAAGGAGAGTAACCAATGTTTATATCATCGAAGATAAACAGAAGTTGCTCGGCGGTGCAAAGACAAAGAACGCACCGGTAGATTGTGGGTTAGATATATGGGAAGAATTATATTCAGATAAAAGAAAGGTGGTGAGGATATGAGCGAATCACAGGGCAATGACAGAAAAACTCGATGGTCGTATTCTCGTGCCACCTGTTTTGGTCATTGTAAGTATGAATTTTATCTCGACTACATTATCAACGATGATAACCAATACTTGTCTGAAGGTAATTTCTATGCAGAAGTCGGCAGTTATGTTCACGAAATTCTTGCAATGATTTTCAAGGGTGAACTCAAAGTCGAAGATGCTTTGCAATATTACATAGACAATTATGACAACTATGTTTGTTATAAGGTCAAGAAATCAACTATGGAAAAGAGTTATGAGACCATTGCAGACTACTTTGCAAGCCTTGATATTGAGTGGTTAAAAGACTATGAAATTCTTGGAGTAGAGTTAGAGCAGCGTTTCACAGTTGATGGATATGACTTCATTGGTTTTATCGACTTACTGTTGAGAGATAAGAGAGACGGCAAAATTGTGGTATTAGACCACAAGAGTTCAGAATATCCGTTCAAAAAGAACGGAGAAATAAAGAAAAAGTCGCAGCAGAGTTTTGAATCTTATAAGAGACAGATGTATTTGTATTGCCACGCAATTCATCAAACTTATAAAGAGTTCCCGAAAGAGATTACTTGGAATCACTTCAAGGATGGCGGCGTGTTTGCAACAATTCCATTTATCCAGAGTGAGTATGAAGAAGCAATAAAGTGGTTCAAAGATACGATTAAGACAATCGAACTTGAAGAAGAATTTGAACCTTCAGAGGATTTCTTCTATTGTACCAATCTTTGTAATTTCCGACACTCTTGCGAGTACAGAAAGGCTGCGAGTAGAGGGTGAGATATGGCACGATATAATAACTACCATAAACACGACCATTACGGCAATCCGTGGACTATGGACGTAGTGGTTAAACCAGAAGAATATTGCAAGAGAGCCATTGAATTGGGTCACGACTCCGTATTTACAACAAATCACGGAGTCACCGGCAATATCTTCGACTGGCTTGATTTGGTCAATAGAAAAGACCAAGATGGCAAAAAGATATATGATTTGAAGTTAAGATACGGAATGGAAACCTATTTTGTAAAAGATAGGTTCGCAAAGGACAGAAGCAACAAGCACTTGGTTATCATTGCAAAGAACAATGATGGAGCAATGCAGTTGAATGACATTATGACCGAAGCGCATTCCACCGGATTCTACTACAAGCCGAGAATTGACACAGAATTGTTGTTCTCATTAAATCCAAACAACTTCATTATCACAACTGCGTGTGTGGCAGGTATTTGGAATGACCCAGAACTTATCCTTGCTTTACATAGGAAGTTCGGTAAAAACTTCTTTCTTGAAGTTCAGTCTCATTTGTTCCAAAAGCAGATTGAGGTAAATCAAGAACTTTTGAAATTAAGCAAAGAAGCCCATATCCCGATTATCCACGCAAACGACTCTCATTATATCTATCCACAAGATACAGAATATAGAGATATTCTATTAAAGGCGAAAGACATCTATTATGAGGACGAGGGTAGTTCTGTCCTCGACTATCCTGATGATGATGAAATCTATCGCAGATATGCTAAACAAGGTGTGCTGTCTCGTGAGCAGGTCAGAGAGGCACTTGAAAACACCTTAATCTTTGATGAGTGTGAACCTTTCACTCTTATCAACGATGATATTAAACTTCCTTCGGTTGCAGAGAACCCAACAGAGGAATTAAGAAAGATTATCCGCAAACAATGGCTTATCGAAAGAAACAACATTCCGAGAGACCAGTGGCAAAAATATACGGATGCAATCTCTTATGAGTTGGATATTGTGGAGAAAACTCATATGGAGAACTACTTCTTAATTGACTACCAAGTTGTTAAAGACGGTCAAGAAAAGTACGATGGTCGTTTAACTAATACAGGTAGAGGTTCAGCACCGAGTTTCTATATAACAAAACTTCTCGGACTTACCGATATTGACAGAGTATCTTCACCGATTACTTTGTTCCCAACACGATTTATGTCCGTTGAGAGAATTTTGGGTACAAGGTCACTTCCTGATATTGACCTTAATACAACCGACAGAGAACCATTCATCAAAGCAACAGAAGATTTGCTCGGCAAGGATAACTGTGCTTGGATGTTGGCTTGGAAGCCATTCCAAGATGCATCTGCATTCCGAACTTATTGTAAAGGTATAGGCAAAGATATTGACGAATACGACGATATTGCTAAAAACCTTGAACTCTATGAGAACGACAGTAAGTGGAAGAAAATCATTGCAGACAGTAAGAGATTTGTCGGTGTAATTGAGAGTATTTCAGAATCTCCTTGTTCAATGCTTTTGTACGATAAGCCGGTAAGAAAAGAGTTGGGATTAGTAAGAACCAGTAAAGATAAGTTTTGCTGCTTGCTTGATGGTTATAACTGTGACAAATACAAATACCTTAAAAATGACTACCTTACTGTTACAGTTTGGGCGATTATTCGAGATGTTTGTAAACTTGCAGAAATACCAATTCCTACTATCCGAGAAATTGACAATCTGTTCGACGATGCCACATTTGACATTTATAAGAATGGATTAACCAGCACAATCAATCAGGCTGATAGTGATTTTGCAACTGGACTTGTAACTACTTACTGTCCTAAAAATGTTTCCGAAATGTCAGCATTCGTTGCGATTATTCGTCCCGGATGTGCAAGTCTGTTACAAGACTTTATTGACAGAAAACCATATACAACTGGTGTTCCAGAACTTGATGAAATTCTCATCGAGGGCAAGCACAGAATGATTTACCAAGAGTTGATTATGAAATATCTAATTTGGCTCGGCATTCCTGAAACTGGCTCTTATGACATCATCAAGAAGATTGCGAAGAAGAAATTTAAGGAAGCAGAACTTGCGGAATTGAAAGCAAAACTTCTTACCGGCTGGAAAGAAAGAGTTGGCAAAGAGGATGGATTCATTGAGACTTGGACGGTTGTTGAACAGGCTGCAAAATACTCTTTCAATGCTTCTCACTCATTGTCATACGCCTATGACAGTTTATATGGTGCATATCTGAAATCACACTATCCTTTGGAGTATTACACGGTAGCACTTAACTACTATGGAGATGACAGTGTAAGAACATTGAAATTAACCGATGAGTTGTCTTTCTTTGATATTAAGTTAAAACCAATCAAATTCAGATACTCAAAGGGTACATATGCTCCATCGAAAGACGATAACAGCATTTATAAAGGCATTCAGTCTATCAAATATATGAATGCTAAAATCGCAGACGAAATTTATGAGTTAAGAAAGAACAAATATGATTCCTTTGTAGATTTGCTTTATGACATTTCCGCAAAGACTTCAACAGATGCACGTCAGTTGAAGATATTGATTGATTTGGACTTCTTCTCTGAATTTGGAGATGCCAATACACTGATGGCACAATATAAGTTCTTTGATACCTTCAGCACAAGAAAACAATTCAAGAAAGATGAGTTGGAAGAACTTGGTATCTCATTAGATATGATTAGACCATATGCAGGTAAAGAAACTGCAAAGATGTTCACAGAGGTTGACTTTAATGCTTTTGTAAGAGTTGCTGCAAGAGAAATTAAAGCACCGGCAAGAAGATTGTCGGAGCAGATTAAAGCACAAACCGAGCATCTTGGCTATATCACTATCGCAGACCCGAAATATAGCAGAATGGCTGCTGTATTAGCCGTTGACAAAAAGTATTCTCCAAGGCTTAAACTATACTCTTTGAAGAATGGTACTACTCTTGATTGTAAGATTGATAAGAGAACATTCAACAAAGATAAATTGGCAGTAGGTGATATTGTCAGAATCACAAGCACAAAAGAAAAGCCAAAGAGCAGAAAGAATGAAAACGGAGAATGGGAATCCATTCCGGGAACAAAAGAACTATGGGTTAATGCTTATCATAAAATCGACAATATGTAATTTTACAGATAAGCAGGAATAACACCATAACAGAAATATATCAAGGAGAGTTATAAATGCAAAGAGAACCAAACACAGAATATATCTTGTCTCTTTCATATGGCAAAGATAGTCTTGCTTGTCTCGAAGCGATTAAACAACTCGGTTATCCACTTGATAGAATCGTACACGCAGAGGTATGGGCGACTGATACCATTCCGGCAGACTTACCGCCTATGATTGATTTTAAGGCACACGCCGACAGAATTATCAAGGAAAAATACGGATATACAGTCGAACATATCTGCGCTGTTCGGGGGGTAAGAAACTTACCTACGACACCCAATTCTACGAGTGGATTAACGAAGGAAGAAACAAAGACAGAATCTATGGTTTCCCTTACACCCTCGGAGCGTGGTGTAACAGCAGACTCAAAGTTAATGTCTTGCAGTCAATCGCAAGAGAAAATAACCTACGAAAAACTGTTTTATCATATACCCAAGAGACGGAAGAAGCCTCAAACGGCAGGGGGGAGAAATTCACAGCAAGTTCTCCGAATGGATTCCCAGTGCAGCAAGTCCCGTGGTGCAATTCGGGACTCAAAAAGCCAGTGTTCAGACAAATCAATTCTCGGATTCCCAATTCCAAGAGGAACTTGGTGCAACAGCAACCTCAAAATTGCTGCCATACGGGTTTCCAATCTCAATCGGCAGAGGGAATTGGTGTACCCAACTCAAACAGCGGGTTTTTTGGCAGCCCCATTGCACAAGGGGCGAAGAAAAATATTGTGCAGTACCTCGGAATTGCTGCTGATGAGCCAGAGCGAATTAAGAGACATTCCGTTCCGGGTAAAATGTTACCACTCGTAGACATAGGTTGGGATGAAGCATATTGCAGACAATGGTGTGAAGAAAACGATTTGCTTTCTCCAATCTATACAACCGCAACAAGAGGAGGTTGTTGGTTCTGCCATAACCAAGGCGTAGACCAACTCCGACTTTTAAGAAAGAATTATCCAGACCTTTGGCAGTTGCTTTTAAAGTGGGATAAAGACAGTCCTACTACCTTTAAATCTGACGGACACACCGTACACGACTTTGAGAAAAGATTTGAAGCAGAAGATAAAGGTATTGTCAAGGCTGGCGACAAGAAATTCAGATGGAAACAAGTTCTTCAAGATGAGAAGAAAGAGGTAGACAAATGAATATAGCAAGTCAAATTGAAGTTGCTAAAACAAGACTTGAAGCGGCAAGGAAAGAGAACAACCCGACAGAAATTAGTGTTTGGGAATCCATCTTAAAGTCGCTGAAAGAATTAAAGAAAATTAAGGGAGCATAAGAATTTAATTAACTTTTGAAAAATTCAAAAAGTATCTCAATGAGATTGAGGACAGCATTTTGTCTCATAGACGTTTTTATCGCAAACCTTCCGAAATGGCAAAGTCAATGGTCGAGTTACTTTCGGGGGTAACGAATGATGAGTATGGCTTTATTCATCATTGGGTATATGAACTTAACTTCGGCAAGTGTGCAGCCATTCAGATGATTATGGGTAAAGACGGTGAGGCTATTGCAATCGAGACCGTTGAGGATTTATGGAGATTACTTAATTCGGAGGAAATGAGTATGAATATCAAAGAAGTACAGCAGGATTTATTTACTGTTCCGCAGGGTTATTACCTTGCACACTGCATTAGTGGCGACTATGCCCTTGGTGCAGGTATCGCAAAAGCATTTGATGCAAATTACAATATGAAATTTAAACTCCATCGTGATTTTGCTATTCCTGAAGGCGAGAAGTTTGCCAATGTTGGCAGAGCATTGCTTGTTGACAATGTGTTCAATCTTGTAACCAAGCAGCGTTGCTTCCATAAGCCTACATATGATACTTTGTATCAGACTCTCGAAGATATGAGAGAGCAGTGCGAGAACTTCAACATTGATAAGTTGGCAATGCCTCTTATCGGTTGTGGGTTGGATTGCTTGTCTTGGGATAAGGTTAAGGATGTCATCGAGGATGTGTTCGGTGATACCGACATCGAGATTTTGATTTGTCGTTTGTAAGGAGATAAGATATGCCGGACTTTACACCAAAGTATTTGGTAATGGTTACGGCTGGTGCAAACAACAATAAGTATTATCGTATGACACCACACGGCGATTCGTGGACTGCGGAATATGGTCGCATAGGAAGCAGTTCACAAAGCCGTACCTATCCTATGAGCCAATGGAATGCGAAATACAATGAAAAAATCCGCAAGGGATATGTTGACCAGACAGACCTTGTGAAAGATTTGATAAGCACCGAAAAGCCGAAACAGTCTGAATACAAAGAGATTGAAAATAAGGTTATCGCAGAAATTGTTGAAAGATTGCAAAGTATGGCTCGAAAAGCAATCAGCGAGAACTATACAATTTCCTCAAATAAGGTTACACAAGCAATGGTTGACGAAGCACAGACCATTCTTACAAGCCTTTTAACCATTGAGGATAAGGAGATATTCAATCAAACACTCTTAAAGTTATTTACCGTTATTCCGAGAAAAATGGGTTCGGTAAGTAGTTACATTGCTCACGATGATACACAGTTTGCAAAAATCATCAGCAGAGAGCAAGACCTGCTCGACATTATGAAAGGTCAGGTCGTGCAGAAGCAAGTCATTGAAGAAGTCAAAGATGATAAGCCCATCAATGATAAGACAATTCTCGAACAACTTGGATTAGAGTTTGAGGAATGTTCAGCAGAAGATATTGCGACAATCAGAGTGGCACTTGGTTCTTGCTCCGATAAATTCCATAAGGCTTGGAAAGTCAAGAATGTCAGAACACAAGAGAGATTTGATACATTTGTCAAGGACAATAACATCAAAGATGTTCGATTGCTGTTCCACGGCAGCCGAAATGAAAATTGGTGGTCGATTATCAACAGCGGTCTTGTGTTGAGACCTACCAATGCAGTTATCACCGGCAAGATGTTCGGATATGGAATCTACTATGCTCCAAAGGCAAGAAAGTCATTGGGATATACCAGCCTTTCAGGAAGTTATTGGGCTAATGGAAGTTCTTCTTCTGGCTTTATGGCTTTGATGGATGTTGCATATGGCAAGCCATATGATGTGCATTCCTTTGACAGCAAATATTACAATTTCAATTATGATGCCTTGCAGAGAGCGTGTCCGGGAGCAAACTGCTTACACGCTCACGAGGGTTCTATGTTAAGGAATGATGAGATTATTGTGTATAAGGAAGAACAATGCACAATCAAGTATCTCGTTGAGTTAAAAAATTAAAAATAATTTAGAATAACTACTTGACAAATGAATAAACAGGTATTATAATAAATAAGACGGAACAAGACCAAAACGCATTTATAACCGTCAAAAGTGATAATAAAATTGGGATTTTATTGTAAAGGAGACAGGTTCATTGTTTGAAAAGATTAGAGAACAAATGGAAGTCTTTGAATGCACCTTTGATATAGAAGTTGAAGATAGAATCCAACACCAGACTGTGCAAGCACCGAGAGTTGCACTTGAACAGCAATTTCTCGGTCTTGCTCAACAAGCCGCAAAATCCAATAAACCAATGAGAGTTAAGATGAGTAGGCAAATACCTATTTATGATAACTTCGATAAGAAATGGATTGTGCGAGAGAATTCCGTGGCGTTTGCAAATAACGCTTATATCAAAGTTAAAGGAGAAGATTTATGACAATAGCAGAATGCCAAGTGGAGACTATGAAGCACATTGAAAAGGTGCGAGAGATTATCCGAGTTTTCACTGACAAACTGACTGCCAGAGGTACTGAACACGACAGATTGAAGATGGAAAGCCCAGAGGTTGAAATCTTCACCGAGTACACTCCTAAACTTGCAGAGACTACATACGGGAGTGAAGCATATATGCAGCACCTTGAAGAAATGAATGGTGCATTGCAACATCACTATGCTAACTACCGCCATCATCCTGAACACTTCGCAAAAGGTATCAATGATATGAACCTCGTCGATATTGTTGAAATGTTCTGTGACTGGAAAGCATCTTCACAGAGACATATTGATGGTAACATTCTCAAAAGCATTGAAACCAATGCAAGCAGGTTCAATATCAGTCCTCAATTAAGGCAGATTCTCGTCAATACTGCAAAGATGTTTGATGAACAACAATAAGGGGGACTTGATTATGCTTGGAAATGCAAAGTGCAAGAAATGCGGAAAAGTTCTTGATTCGGTTACACTCACATATGGTGGCGATTGGCTATGTGGTGAGTGTTCCGATAACAAAGAATCAATTCTTTTCTGTGAAAAAGGTTGCAAAGTAAAGGCTGTTAAACTTGATAGCGGCTATAAGGGTGATGTTGAACAGGCACACAAATTTTTGCAGCAAGATAAAGTATATGAGGTTGAGTCAATCGAAATCGGTGGGTATATCTCACACGTAACCCTCAAAGAGTTCCCAGACCAAAGGTTTAACACGGTACATTTTGTAAGATGTTAGAAAGGCAACACAAAATATGATTTATGATGTTTCAGATGCCATCAAAGAACTCAATAGAGAAATTGATGAAACCCAAAATAAAATAGCCATAGTAAAATCAATCGACTTTTCAAAACCGGTCACAGAAAAACAATGGCACACAATTTGTGAAACACCGCTACGAAGTTCCGACTTGCTTGCGGTTCTTGTTAAAAACACTTTTCCTCTCGCAGAGAATATCGTGGTTCATTGTAACTATGTATATTTCGATATGCTGGGATTTAAGGTGCAAATTCCGACCTCACGTTGTCACGGTATCAATGTAGACACTTCTTGGTATGAGAAAGATAGTGGTGAACCTACACTTCAATATTCAAGCGCAATAAGAGATATGATTGAATATTTTGATGCTGTCGATAACAAGAAAGGTTGGTATGAATGTGCAAAGCACAGACTTACATACGGCAAGACCTGCAAGAAATGGTGGTTATTCATCGTTTGGTGGTTCAGATATAGATGGAAAGACCCGAAGCGCAAACAGTTTGAAGAAGTAAAGAGTCAGCAAGAGCAAGCACACAAGGAGCGAGTAGAAAGATACCGCTCCAAAAGAAAAGACATTAAAAATAAGACGGAAACACTTCTAAACCAACTGTTACCGCTGCTGAATGAATTTTCAACGCAGCACTATGACTACAACAGCAGAGGCGGTTGTTATTCCATCGAACAAATCCGAGAATTTGAAAACCTATAAGGATTTTCGGTATGAAAGTTGATTTAACAAATAGAAAATTCGGTTTTCTAAAAGCATTATACCCAACAACAAAAAGAGTCCAGAGAAAAGTGATTTGGAGATGTGAATGTGTCTGTGGTAAAGAGTGTGAAGTATTATCTACGAATTTAACTTCCGGCAGAACTGTTTCGTGTGGCTGCAAAAAGTATGAAATAGTATCAAAGCATTATAGAGACAAAAGCCCAAAACAAGGTGAAATAATCAATGGAACAAAAATTGTTGATACAGATTATAGACCAGACAATAGGGGATTTAATGAATGCTATGTACTTGCCGAATGCAAATTCTGTGGCAAAGAATTTTGGGTAAGAAAAGCATCTCTTGAAAATGGCAATACAAAATCTTGCGGTTGCACAAGAAATTCTACTGGCGAGGCTACAATTCAAAAAATATTAGATGAAAATGGCATCGCCTATGAACGTGAGAAGATTTTCAAAGATTGCTATTTTGAGAATATTCAAAACAAATGCAGATTTGATTTTTACATTGAGAACTCATATCTGTTGGAATTTGATGGAATACAGCATTCTGATGAGTATGAATGTGGTCAAAGTTCTTGGTTCAATGAAGAAATTTTAAAGAGAATCAAGGAAAGAGACAAATACAAAAATGAATGGTGTAAACAACACAATATTCCTTTGATAAGAATACCACATTATAAGTTAGATACTCTGTGTATTGATGACTTATTGCTGGATAAAACAAGATTTTTAGTAAATAAGGAGACATAAAATGAAGTTTGAAAACACGAAGGTTATGAACTTCGATGGCGCATTAAGAGGAATGCGTAACCCAATGAACAGTTGGGATATGAGCGATAGTTATTGGGATTTTCCCGAACATCCCGACAGATATATCATTGGTGCAAATGATATGAAACTTGCTCAAAAACTCATCAGGGCTGGTTCTGAACATCGTAAGTTTATGAGACAGATTTTTGTCTGTGTTGATGTAACAGCACCTATGTATTGGTGGAAAGAATACGATACATATAAGGTTGCAACGGTTAGAAACAGTTGCTCTACTATGCACAAAATCCACGTTAAGACTTTCTGCGAAGATGATTTTGCTCACGACTGCATTGACAAAATTGAGGAAGCCAAGGCAACATTCTTGCGTGTCATTGACACCTTGGAGTTCCTTCGTCAAAAGTTTAATGAAACGCAGGATAAGACATATTGGAGAGCAATCATTCAGTTATTGCCCGACGGATTTGAAATGAAGGCTACTCTTACATTCAACTATGAGAACCTTTTGGGTATTTGTAGTAAGGGTCAAAGAAGAAATCACAAACTGAATGAATGGTCTGGAAAGGACTATCCTGACCTTCCGAACTTCATTGCTTGGGCGAGAAAATTGCCCTATTCACAAGAACTCATTTTTATTGATGAGTTAGAGAGTAAAAAGCAATGAGCAGAAGAATAGAAAACCATTGTGTTGATTGTGGTTTACCTTGTCTCGGCAGTTCGTGTCCCTACCGCAATGTTCCGGTAGACTATTGCGATGACTGTGGATATGAGGGAGCAAAATATCGCAGTGATGGTGATGACTTATGCGAAGATTGTGCAAAAGCAAGAATCAAAGAGGCTTTTGATGATTTGACATTATCAGAACAAGCAGAAGCCGTAGGTGTTGATTTGAGCGAAATTAACGATTAGACGGAGCGAGAGAAATGAATAAGCAAGTATTTATTATCAATGGTTCTGGAGGAGTTGGTAAGGACACCTTTGTTGAGTTGGTTTCAAAGGTGTTCAGCCTCTCCGTTATGAACTTCTCGTCTGTTGACAAGGTTAAAGAAATTGCAAGGATTATCGGTTGGACTGGTGGCAAAACCGAAAAAGACCGAAAATTCCTTTCCGATTTGAAGTTGTTGTGTACTGATTACAACAATATGCCTTTCAACAGTATGAGTGAAAAGGTAAAAGAATTTACCGAAAGCGATGCAGCAATGTTGTTCTTACATATCAGAGAGCCAGAGGAAATCGAAAAGGCAAAAGTAGCCTTTGGTGCAAAGACAGTCCTCATTAAGAGAGATGCTGTTAAGCAGATTACCTCAAATATGGCTGATGGCAACGTGTTCAATTATCAGTATGACATTGTTGTAGATAACGATGGCGATTTGGCTGGATTTGAGAGCAAAGCAGCCGAGTTCGTCAAGGACTTTAATTCAAACAGTATGAAATCAAGTTATTAAAGGTGGGTGGTACAAATTAGAACTTTTAAGATTTTCACAGCCGGTAAAATGGGTGGTTTATCTTATGACGAGCAGATGAAATGGAGAAAAGAGTTAGAAAACATTATCCGTTCAAGATGCGATAAAAGTTTGACATTTGTTCATCCACCTATTTTCTACCAATACGGCGATGAAGTAAATGAAAGAGAAGCAAGAATGTGGGAGATTAACCAACTCAAAGACAGCGACATTGTTGTTGTAGACCTCACAACCATTGCGGATAGCATAGGTACTCACATTGAATTCGGCATTATTGAAGCAATGAATGAGTTTGGCTACAAACATATTCATATAGTCGGAGTTGGTGAACCAAATGTAAGTCATCCGTGGATTCAGATGGGAATGTTAAGGCAGGAAAACACTCTCGAAGATGCAGCGGATTACATTATAAATTATCTTTTATTGTAAGGGAGATAAACCAATGAATATTATCCTATATTCTACCGGTTGTCCGAAGTGCAATGTTTTAAAGAAGAAACTCACGGAAAAGAACATTGAGTACACCGAGAACAACGACATTGATGTAATGACTTCGTTAGGCATTGACCAAGTGCCTGTACTTTCCGTGGACGGCAAGTTGATGGACTTTGCCGAGGCAAACAAGTGGGTTAATGAAAGAGAGGTCTAACAAGTGTATATTCCGATTAAGGTGAATCGTGACTTCGAGAGAACACTTCTCGCATTGAGCGAACAGTACGGAGAGAATTTTGAAATCCTCAATGGCATTCACGAATCACAGTTAAATTTCTCCGACTTCATTGATGGTTTTGTTGACAAGAATATTGCCGACGTTACCATTGATGCAAATGCAAACGCATCCAATAAGGATATTAGAAGTCTGTTGAGTGAAAAGGGCAAGTCAGAAGATAAGTTGTTTGCATTCAACAAGATTTTCTATGAGATGAAGAAGAAGTACAATCTTCGTACCGCAAAGGAGTGGCTTGAAACAGAGTTTAATGGTGGTTTCTATCTCCACGATGCTCCTACTTCAACCTATCTTCCTTACTGCTACGCATACGATTTGTCAAGATTGGCTACTGAAGGTTTGTTCTTCTTGAAGAACTATAACAACCAGCCACCAAAACATTTGTCTACTTTCACTGACGATGTTATTGAGTTTATCAGTTATATGAGTAACCGCAGTTCCGGCGCAGTTGGTATTCCGAATATCCTTATTTGGACTTACTACTTCTGGAAGAAGGACTGCGAATCAGGTTATTACATTTTGAACCCTGATTACTATTTGAGACAGCACTTCCAGAAACTCATTTACAGACTCAATCAGCCATTTATGAGAATTGACCAGACCGCCTTTGTCAATGTATCTATCTTTGATAGAAACTACATTGAGTCATTGTTCGGTGGTGTTGAATATCCCGATGGCACTTTCGTAATCGACTGTGTTGATGAACTGATTGAGCATCAGAAAATCTTTATGGAAGTTGTTTCAAGCATTAGAAGTGAGAATATGTTCACATTCCCCGTGCTTACATTCTCTCTTTTGAAGCGTAATGACATTTCCAAGGAAGAAGCAGAGGAAATGATTAAAAACAAAGATTACAACGTCTTTGTTGATAATGAATTTGCTCGTTGGTGTTCTGACCACAATACCGTTTGGAATGACAGTAACTTCTTCGTAAGTGAAGATGTAACCACTTTGTCAAACTGTTGCAGACTTCTTTCCGATACTACCAAGTTGAGTGGATTTATCAACTCTATCGGTGGTACTGCCCTGTCAATCGGTTCTGTAAAGGTCAACACAATCAACCTTATGCGTATCGCTCTTGAAACCGAGTGTGACGAAAAGAAATATCTCGCACTGCTCCGCAAGAGAACACAACTCTGCTGCAAGACTCTTGAAACTGTTCGACATATCATTAAGAGAAATGTTGAAAAGGGATTACTCCCGAACTATCAAGAGGGTGCAGTTGAAATGAGCAAGCAGTATTGCACAATCGGCATTCTTGGCTTGTATGAGGTAATTGAAGCATTCGGCTATACCGAAACTGATGAACTCGGCAATGTATCTTATACCGAAAAGGGTATTGAGTTTGCAAGTAAGATTTTCGATGTGCTGAATGATGTAAAGGACAACTTCACGAATGAATTCTCATTCAACATTGAGAGTGTTCCGGCAGAAAGAGCCGCAGTTATCCTTTGCCAGAAAGATAATCAGATGTATAGTCTCAATGACAAATTCATCTATTCAAATCAGTGGATTCCTCTTTCAACCAAGTGTACCATCAAAGAGAAGTTGAAGTTGAGTTCTATCCTTGATGCAAAGTGTTCCGGCGGTTCGATTAGCCATATCAACCTTGAAGCAAACTTCCCGAACACAGATGCAGCGTGGGATGTTTTGAATAAGATTGCTCTTTCCAATGTAATCTACTTCGCATTCAATACTCGCATTAACGAATGCAAAAACCATCACGGCTTTGTAGGGACTGATATTTGCCCTGTTTGTGGAGAGCCTGTATTTGATACATACCAGCGTATTGTTGGCTACCTTGTTCCCACAAGAAGTTACTCGGCAGACAGAAAGAGAGAGTTCAATACTCGCCAGTGGTATGAATATGCACAGATGTTAGGTGAGTAAGAGTGTATGTCAAGAATTTAGTTGATGAAGATTTCGTCAACTATAAGATAACTTCTATGTTTATTGGGTGTCATTCTTGCTCATTCAAATGTGATAAATTATCGGGTCGGCAGGTGTGTCAGAACGGCGCACTTGCCAACTCACCCGACATTGAAATACCGATTGAAAGATTGGTAGAAAGATATTTAAGTAATCCATTATCAAGTGCCATCGTATTCGGTGGATTAGAACCATTTGAGGACATCGACAATGTTATAAGGTTCATTGATATGGTAAGGAGTGCTGGAAACAACGATGATGTTGTGATTTACACCGGCTACACAGAAGAAGAAGTTACGACCAACTTCCAGAACTATTATCTGCTCCTGCAAAAATATCCTAACATCATTATTAAATATGGTAGATTCATTCCAGACCAAAAGGCACACTTTGATGAAGTGCTTGGTGTGAATTTGCAAAGTGACAATCAATATGCAAAGAGAATTTCGTAGAGAGGATTTGTAAATGCGAGTTAAGTTAAATCCAGATAAAGAATATGCCGATGACATTAAGGCAAAGTTGAAACAGAATGGTGGCTATTGCCCTTGCAGAATTTCAAAAACTCCCGACACTAAATGTAAGTGTAAGGAGTTCAGAGATATGATTGAAAGAGGCGAGACCGGAATGTGCCACTGTGGATTGTTTATTGCAGAAGATGATTCAAAGTGAATACACTACGAATAGAATCTCTGCTTGCAAAGAAATATGGATATAAACCATTAACAAGTGATTTATCATTCAAATATAGACAATTCTTCAAAGAAAACATTCCAGATTTCTTAAATATAAATGGTGGGGTTGATACTTTATATACTCTTAACGGCAGTCCAATTTGTGACGGCTATGACCGAATTGTAATAGGTGATTATGGAGCATTTATAGAATTTTCTTCCTCACCATATTCTGATACATATATCGTTAAGCCCGGACAAGAATTTCGTATTTCAGATAAACAGTATAGTAACAGCGTAAAATATGTTTGGATGACGATAGATGATAAAAGTGACATCAAAATCTATTTTCAAAAAAGACCTGTTTTGTATGCAGACTATATTCCACGAAAGTTTTATGTAAGCGTACACGAGGTTCTTTTAAAGGAGAGTAAATGACAGTACATATTGATGAAAGTAAGGGTTGTATTGTTGTGAATTTCTTCGGTGTTCCTTCAGCCGGTAAATCTACTGGTGCAGCATATGTGTTCAGCAGATTAAAGATGGCGGGTATCAATGCAGAGTTGATTACCGAGTTTGCCAAAGACAAGGTTTGGGAGGAAAACGCCGAAGTATTTAAGCCGGACAATCAATGTTATTTGTTCGGCAAGCAGTTCTACAAAATGAGTAGGTGTAGAGATAAGGTCGAGGTTATTGTTACAGATAGTCCTTTACCATTATCAATTCTCTATAATAAGAGCGAGGTTCTTGGAGAACAATTTAATCAAACAGTTATGAACTGTTTTAATTCGTTCAATAATTTCTCCTACCTTTTGTTAAGAGATAAACCATACAATCCGAAAGGTAGATTACAGACCGAGGAAGAAAGCGATGCTCTTAAAGCACCTTTACTCGATTTGTTGCAAACCAGAAATGTTGATTTCACAGAAATCAAGGGTAACATTGAAAACTATGACCGTGTAGCCGACTATATTATTGAATTATTGAAGAAATGATGTATGTGCTATTATTTGTAGTCAAGATTTTAGATAACATTATCTTGACCGCAAAATCAATATTACAATACCGTGGAGCAAAGATAGTTTCATCAATCCTCGTTGTCATATCACAACTTCTGTTCTACTTCATTATTGCAGAGGTTGTCGAAGATGACTCAATATTGACCATCGTAATTATCTCTATTGCATCTGGCATTGGAAACCTCATAGCATTCCCGATTTTAGACAAGTGCAAGAAAGATGATAAGTGGCAGTACCACTTGACAAGCAGCGATAAAGAGGATGTTCTGAAATTGTGTAACTACTTGGTAGAAAATAATATCAAGTATCTTGCAAACCACGGCATTAACAGAAAAGGTCACGAGACTATCAATGTTATCGCATATAGCAAAACAAAAGACCAAAGTAGGCTAATTGAAAAGTATTTAGCCGAGTCAAAGAGTAAATATTTAAAGGAAATAAATAGGTGACAAAATGGAACAGATTAAGATTAAGTACCACAATCCCGACCTTGTGAAGATTGAGAAAATTGCAGTCGGTGATTGGATTGATTTGAGAGCGGCAGAAGATGTTACGCTGAAGGCTGGCGAAAAGGCAATTATTAGCCTTGGCGTTTCTATGAAACTTCCTGATGGTTATGAGGCACATATCC